TATTTAATTCTAAACTCTGAGTTTTGTTCTAAATCTTTTTGCATTAATTCTATTTGCGTGCTGTGTCTGTTGAGTGTTTCGTGAAGACCAAAGTATGCCCAGGTGCCAATTGCTACCATGGCGATCAACGAGGCTACCGTTTTCATTGGCATCTGCACTGCAGCTTGCTCAGAAATTTTTAAAGGTTTATTACTCATTCTATAATTTTATCACCCATTAATTTAATATTAGGATTATCTTTCTTGTATTGATCTTTTAGATCATCCCAATGACTGCCTTCGGGCTTCTTATTTTCAGGAATTATTATACCAGAACACTTTGAAACTAGCAATGCGAAGTTAGGATTACGTGCAATAGTGGGGTTATTGTTGACTTTTCCACACATTTTCATCAACTCTAATTGTTGTTTTAGTTGTGCATTTTCTGTTTGTACTTCTCTAAATTCTTTTGTGCAGGCAGAACCTAAATATTTTCTCCAGGTAAGTCTTATCGATTGATCATCACTAGGGCTGCTATAATTGTTAGTAGGATCATAGTGTCTATACCTACTTTCGTAATCCCTTTGTTCAACCGATATGTCAAAAGAGCCAGTACTACAAGTATTAGTACCATCATTGAGATACTCATTTCTAGGATATGCTGGAGTTGCACAAAAAGCTAGAGCTGTCAGCATCAATATTAAAAGTCCTGTAAAGTAATAGTTCATCCTGGCTGTCTCCATAATACATTACCTACTCAGATCCTTGATGTCATAATCGTGTTCTCTAACTTGATCTGCCAATTGTCTATATAAATTTTCTGCCATCTGCCATGTTGCTTCAGCAGAAGATAATCTTGTATTTATTTCGTTAATATTTTTTTGTGCTTGTTTAAGATCTCTTTCAAGATTTATTATTTGTTGTTCTGATGTATTAATACTATCAGTTAGATTAACAATATATCTGACACCCGTGAATGTTCCCACAACAAGTGAGGCCACCACGGGCACCATTACTATATTCTTTTTTAATAAATCTACTAAATTCATTATTTAACAATGTAAGCTATGATTAGCACTGCAATTATAATCACACATACTTTGTGATTAGCCCAGTAAAACTTAGCTTTACTTTTAATTTTATCAATCATGTTTTTTCTCCTCCATCTCGTAAAAGAAATTATCAGTGTCTTCTGTTCGCCACTCTTGTGTATCTTCCACGTTCCAATAGTTAGTTTGAACCTTCCAATCAGGTATTTGGTCTTTTACCGTAAATGACGGTATATCCCATATCAATCTGTTGTTGGGTTGTGCTGCATAGTTGCCGTCGTTTAAGGCAAGTATGTGTGCGCACTTATGTTCGTGCGGGATCTCAGAATGATCAGTGTCTAGTATATTAGGCTCTGGATGCGCAAAGTCAACAGTAAATAAATAACGACCCCAATGCCATTTTTTATCTTTACCAATGTACTTACCTGATTGTGCTTCTAAGATGTCCCAACAAGTAATAGCAGGATAATAACTAAAAGAGTTCCACAACTGAAGTTCATCAAGTCTTCTCCTTGGGACGTCAGTGACCTTAAATCCACGTTGAATAAACGCCGTAATTGGGAGGCGATAAAAGATTGCGCCATTCTCCATGATTGCATGAAATAATAAAGCACGCCCAGTGATACATGTAACACCAAATATAATACAGTCCTCGACTTCTCCGTGATGTTTTTTAAGATCATATAAATATTCCCTTCTGATTTGTGCATACTCTACAGGTATGTTTCCATTTAAATAAGCCATGTTTTAATATTATCATCAAAGTCCTTGTAGTCTATTGTTATTTCGTCACCTATTTTTATATTTTTTAAAGCAATACCTTCATCGTTGACAGATGGGTTATCACTGTGATTTAAATATTTTTCATTATCAATACCTAAAACTAAAATACCAGATCCTATTTTTCTCTCGTACGCGTGTGTATCTATAAGTTTTGCCAAAGCCAACGGCATTGATGGTAGTTTATTTTTGTTAAATTCTATTTCAAATTCAGGTCTTTCTTCTTTTATTTGTTCTCCTTTATTTACATTTTCTTTAGAAAAAACTCCTACACCATGTATTTTACTTTTATCTAAATAAGTGTCTATAAGAAACATTATTTTATTGTGCCCCAGTTTGGTCCAGATTCATAGTCCACTTTGTTAGGCACTTCTAGTTCAACAGCAGATTCCATAATTTGTTTTATCTTATCTGCATTATCACTAACTGATATATCAAGTTCATCGTGCACTTGTATATGTGGTGTGATGCCTTCTTTGTGTAATTCTATCATGGCTTTCTTTGTCATGTCAGCTGCAGATCCTTGTATTAATCTATTCAAAGCTTTGTATGTGTATGCTCTTCTGATCCCTGGTCCGTGTTCCGCGAGCGCTGCATCGTGAGGTAATGGTTTATGTATACCGAATTGATTAGGCTCCCACAAATGAAACCTGCATAGTCTACCCAGCAAAGTTCTAACCTTACCACGGTCCTGTGCTCTTGCCATTACACTATCCATCAATTGTTTTACAAATGGTACACGTGCATGGTATTGTTTAAACAAGTCATTTGCTTTTTCTTTATTGACACCTAACTCTGCTTGTAATTTATTTTTACCCATACCATAAAACAAACCAAGGTTAATTGTTTTAGCTTGTGATCTAGGTATGTCTGCCATCTCAGCTACAATCTGGTGAAAGTCTGCATCACCATCGTTGTATGCATCTAATACATCTCCAACAGCATACATGTTTTGTAATGCTGCATAGTGTACAACTAATCTAGGTTCTTGTTGACTGTAATCAAACACACCCCACGTATGATTTTCTTCTGGTATAAACAAAGATCTAATTAATGGACCTATCTCTTTGTTACGTGCAGGTATCTGTTGTAGGTTAGGATTAGCATAACTAAATCTACCGGTCACAGTCCCACCTTGATCTGATCTTAATTGATTTATCTCTGCGTGTATTCGACCCTTGTGTGAATGTTTTATTATGGTATCTATAAAAGTTGTGTGAGATTTATTTATCTCTCTTGCACGTGCAATATATTTAACAACAGGATGTGGATGATTCTGTAGAAAGTTTTTAGTAAAAGATGGAGCATTTGTTTTTTCAGTTCGGTCAAAAGGTAGGTTTAGTTTTTCAAAGACTTGCGCAATTGAACGAGCAGCCCATATTTGGGTATCTACTCCTGTCTCTGTTTTTACTTTTTTCAATAATTCTTTTTCTTCTGTTAGCAGTTTATCTTTCAATTGGTGTGCTGTTTCGATATCTACTCTTACACCTAAAAATCTCATGTCAACAAGACAAGGGAATAAATCGGTTTCTAATTTAAATATATCTTCTATATCCTGGGTATAGATTTCTTTCTTCATCTCTTCCCACAATTGTAGAGTCATCTCTGCATCTCTCTCAGCATACTCACCTACATACATCGCAGGCAGCTTATACATTTCAGACTTGGCATCTATGCCCCATTCCTTGGCTGTTTCGGTCAAAATAGCCTCGTTTTTGCCCTTTCCAAGGTAATCCCTACCCAAACTACCTAAATCGTAACGAAAGCGATTCTCGTCCACGAGAGAGCCAGCAATCATGGTATCTACTATCTTACCTTCTATTTTTAGCCCTGCAGCTCTGATAAAGCATACATCGTACATAGCGTTGTGAAATATCTTAGTTGCAGGTGTATTTAAAACACTTTTAAAATATTCCATAACTTTTTTCTTATCCATATTACCACCGCCTTCGTGTGCAATAGGATAATATGCGGACCAATCTTTTACAGCTAAAGCAATACCTACTATCTCTGCTTTACCTGTAACAGATCCTGACCCCATAGTTTTAAGATCCGGGTCTTTTGTTTCTAAGTCAATTGCTATTTCTTCATAGCCAGACAAATCTTTGAACTCCTCAGGTGGTAACCATTCCACTTGAGGTGAAAACATTGGTTTCTGTATCATTTTGTATCTTTCAACTTTTTAATTTCCAAATCACAGTAGTGCTTTATCTTCTCTAGATCTTGTATCTTATTTTTGTGTAAATATCTACAGACGTATTTCACAACGTTTCCTTGAAAAAAAGAAAGATTATTTTTAGAAATAAATTCATAAGGCTGAATTACAAAATTTTTGTAGTGAGATCCTCCGATTTGTTTATCTTGTGGAAACGAATCATCAAATATATCTTTGCTTGTCATATTGTAAATCCTTTGTATTTTTGTTTTGGTTCGATAATATGCAGATGTTCCTTGGTCCGTGTTGCACCAACATAGAATAATCTATTCTCATCATCTGGATTATCTTCGTATGATTTCATTGTATTTAAACTTAGGTCTGTGAGCAGCACAACGTTTTCTGCTTCACCACCTTTTGCACCATGTATGGTTGACAAAGTTATACGCGGTGCTTCGTTTAACTTCTCTCCATTCTTTCTCATCTTTCTTAAATAGTCTGTATCTCTTTTAGGTGCATCATCAAATGCTTCAAACCAAACAGCATCTGTTTTCAATCCATAGTATTCTTTTAACATTGCGATATCATACATACTATCTTTGATCATACCCTTTAGTTTATTCTTATCTGCATTTTTATTCATGTAAGAATATATTCTTTCTACTTGATCGTATGACATTGGTTGACCTTTACGTAAGTTCTCCCAGTCTATCGCTGCTACGTGTAAGTTTTGTTCTCTAGTTTTTCTAAATTTGTTTTGATAATGGTAACCCTTTAAATATAGAGTTGGTTCTAACTGATCCAACATGTATTTAGTTCTAGCTAAAACCAACCACTCGCCCGATGACATGTCCACTTGTTCGAAATCATCGTATCTTGATAGTGATCCTTCATGAGTTCTCGGGCTCCAGGATTTATCAATTCTTTTTTTAACTCTATTTATTAAACTCATCGCTAAGTTGTGTACCTTTGCAGGTATTCTGTAAGATTGTTGTAGTGGCATCATCAATCCCTCTTGTGCAATAAAAGAATCTACATCCGCCCCTGCCCATCTAAATACTGCTTGGTCATCATCACCTGCAATAAAAGAATCTGTTGTCTTATTCCAAATAGTTTTTGCCATATCCCACTGCATGTTAGACAAATCTTGTGCTTCATCTATAAACACAACATCAAACTTTGGTGACTTGTCAGATTTTATAAATTCTAAAATCATATCGTTAAAGTCTATGAGTGTATGTTCTTTTTTATATCTTTCTAATTCATTTGCAATAATACGTAGCTTGTCTCTCTCTAAATCTTGGTTGTGTTCATTTAAATCAAACTGTTGTTCAGCTGTTATGTTTCTAAGTTTTGCTAAATTAATTAT